GCTTTATCCCTCGGGGTCCCAATTGATCCCTGATGAATTCATGGATATCTCTCCTCATTTCATCCAATGCAACTTGCTCATCTTCTGCATCAATCCGATGCATAAGTTCATACCACGACTTGAGCCTATCCTCTGCCAGACTAAAGATGTCGGTCAGCCTCGGATCTAGCACTGGAGCAGATCTCATGTCCATGATATTATCCATCAACACTTCGGCCTCTCGTGCTGCCCCGGCACCGCTCCTTGTGAAATGGAATTTAGGGCTTATGTTATACCTCATGAGACGGTCGAGAGATTGCCCGACAGAATCTGTGGTGCCACGTGCCAGCAGCCTGACGGACTTATTAGACTGTGCATAAGACTCGATATACCCACTTAGCTGATCCAAAGTCTCGAATGGACTCTGTTCCAAAGATTGTACTGGGCCTTCATCTCTCATGAAAGGGAGATCAGCTTTAATGTCTGCCCACATCTGGTTTATCCGTCCACGCGTATGATCTCTGGATACCCGGTGATACCAGATTGTCATTAAGATGTCCTTAATGTGGGCCTGGTGCTCGCCGTATAGATAGAATGGAGAGACCCACTGATACCTCAGCCGCCTCCTTCGAGAGAGCTTCACCTTGATCACTTTGGTGGATCTGATCAAATCAATCATCAAGAACTGCCTCCACATGGGGAATAAAACCTCTCTGGTGGCTGTTCTCTCTCTATCCAGTAGGGATAACTTGAGTTTCTCCAGTGGTTTCCTGCGGAGATCCCTCTTATCATAAAACATTGCCGACCAAAGCAAATATGGGGTCATTCTCATGGCCTCTGTCCGGGTGTGCCAGGACATGCTGGCTCCAACCGATGGGTCTAAAACCATTCTCTTGATGTGCTCCGCTGATTCTTCTTTGCTTCTAGCTTGTCGCAGGTAGCTCTCGAAGTTGTCTTCTCTCACAAAATCTGACCTGCTGAGTGAGTCCAGGCCCAAGTCTCGAAGTGTCTTAAGATATTTCGCCCGAGGAAACACACCGAACATTGCCGTGTTGAGATCATCTAGATCCTGAGGGAGAGCATAGCTGCTGAGGTGATACAGTAGTTTCTGTGCAGATGGATTGTCTCTGGCAGCCACCCAGTTCACGTACACACCATCCGCCAGACCAGCCATCATGGGGCCCATGATGGCATAAAACCCTAGGGGGGTGATTGCCGGGGTCTGGATCCTAGCTATTAGCCCTGGCTCGCACCATTTCATCGTCCCCATCCCCAGATTAGAGTAGAAGGAGAGCGCTTGTCCAATAGATGCCCAACAACACAAGTATCCGGACGCCCCGTTTTCTCTCAGTTGCCTGAGATTCGAATATAAGGATGATATCCGTCGGCTCAGGCTCTCCTGAGGGTTGTCATCAAAGACTCTAGCCATGAACTTTATGAGTGGGGAGACCACGGTGTTGCCAATGTAGAACTTTGAATTGAATTCAAACACTTCAGCGAACGTGAACGTTGTCTTTTCGAAACTGGTCCGTATCCCGAATAGGCTGTCCACCGATTGCTTCATCCTTGGGTAAACCCCCCTGAAAGCGGATGAAGCCTCCCGAACCAGATTAGGTTCGCCAATGAAGCTCACCAGCAGCCCCTCATCGTCAGATGAGACTTCAAATGATACACAAGCTCTCACTCCTCTCTTGGATGCCCACGAATTCACCATCACCTCAAAATATTCCATGTGGCATATGTGATAGAAACTAGATGGATAATGCAATATCCCCTGCATCATGTCAGTCTTGCATTTTATTGATGCAGTCCCCTCGGACATTATTTCCATTTCCTCCTCGCCATAAAAGAGCTCTTTGAGGGTGTTTACCGCATCTGATGATAGTGGGGCTTCTGGCCTGTGCAGGAACATCTCAACTGTCTTCCTGGGGAGCTGTATCGCCTTCCGCCGATGCAGGCTGAGAACTACATTGCTAAACCCCCACAGCTCTTTCGGGAGGGCACATTTGGACATAGTCATGAATTCATGCAGGGAGAAGCCTTGGGACCATTTGGTCATGTCCCCAGAAACTTTTGCAGTCGATACCACTTCTTCCGCTGACACCAGAGATCTGACTTTCCCATAGTGCTCTGACACAAACTTGTCCTTGAGAGAGTCATCAGTCAGTATCTCGCTCGGATGCATGGAACAGAGACTCCTGAATAGATCAGAATACACCCTTATTAGCATGCGACCCCTCATGGTTAGCACATATATTTCCCTTGTTCCTCCTATCTGATTCTTCCTGAACAGTGTTACCAGGATCCTGCCATCCTCCCCTGCCATTATCCCGTCAGCTATCTCTTCGATGCACAAGGCCACCTTGTGAGATGGCAACTCGTCCAACATCTCCAGGATCTGGACAAAACACTTTCGCCTCTGACCTAACCCCTTCACTTCATCCCCATCTTTACTGATGATTAGGTCTGGGTCGAATGGCAGGCTTGAACTCTTGGTGGTGGCCATCTCTTCTATATTCGATCTCAACAGGAACCCCATGGCCTCCACCATCATCTTATCCCGGACTTCTGCTCGTGGCAGATGTGCAATTTCAGCGATCCTCTTCATTGCAAGGTCCACCCCCAGAGCCACAGCACTTTCACTGTGCTGAAATGCCCCGATGGTGTCTGGGTCCAAATTTTTGCCCTTCTTACAGTGGAATGAATCATCAGATGATGAGGAGAGTGAGAGCCTCTCAATCTGCTTAGCAGCCAGTTTCTCAAGGATCTGGATAGCTCCATGGCCGTAATTCCCTTCATTTTTGTTGTGAAGCATGCATAAGTAGGCACTGAGCAGCATGTCATCTGCATTCCTTATCATGAACCCAAATGGAGTGTCCAGGGGATCCATCATGAGGATGTGCTCAGCATCTGCAAATTCTTCCGCTGATCCCTTGCTCTCCTCTTCAGCTTCGTCGGCTGCTTCCTTAATCTTAGCTGGGGTGGTAGTGACTCTCTTGTGGAAATCTTCAGGTAGGCTCTCATGAATAGCTCTCAGCTTTTGAACGAAGTAGACAATCAGCCGGTTTCGGAACACCTCGTCCAGCTTCCCCAGTATTTTAAGGGAGCGAGTTTTACAACCGGACATCCCGGAGAACAATTCCATATAGTAATACCGGAACTGTTGAAGATTCCTGCTGGTTGAATCCTTGTCTTGTAGTAATATGAGCATCAGGGTCCTGAAGGCTGGATAAACCAGCTGAACATCCCCCTGATCTGTGTCTGGGTCCAGGTTGGTGAATTGCTCCATTAACAAGCCAAGGTGCCCCATCAATTGTGGCACTAGACCTTGCAGGTGCTCTACCTTCCGGCGGTTTAACGACACAAAGGACGTCCTATGCCACCCATCGCCCAATTCAGTGGTTGGTTCAGATATATTTCCCCTAACCGGCTCACCCTTGTAGACCACGAAGAAAAAGGTCGGGGCATCATCAGCTCCACCCATCCTAGTCGTCCTAATTACCACCACAGCCCGGTAGCCAGGGATTTTCCTAAAAATGAACTGGCGACCAATCCCATCATCAGGGTTCCGAGTCATGTTGTAAGAGACCTCCCTAGTTATCAACTCAAGGACCCAAGCTTTATGGAGATCTTCCAGCTTTAAGCACTCGTGATATGCTCCTCTCAAGTCCCCAGATTCATCGCCCATCCAATTCCTGGATAGTTGTTCCACAGGGAAGCAAGCTTTACTGAGGAAGATAGGATCCTCCCGAAGATAATCAGTGATGTCGGTTGTGTCTGAGTGGATGCTTATGGGCTCCTTGGCATCCAGTTCATGCAAGTTGATCGCACCAACCTCGTGAGCCAACTCCTTCTTCATCACGCCCCTCATGGCCAGGTGTACCCTCTCTAAGTGACTCAGCACCACCCTCCGCGTGTCCCTCTGATTGCCCTTCTGACGCTTTGGCTTCCCCGATCTAAGCTCACTATCCTCCATCAAGTCTTCGTATTCCTGGCCAGATTCCACCAGATCCATCCCAAACAGGCAGTTGATGATCTTGGAATAACCATCCTCGTTGAACTGCTCTGGGATCTCGATCAGCTCACCCTCCTCCGGCAAAATCAGCGGGAGATGGGTTATGGTCCTCCTGTCAGTTGAGCCGCCGGACCATCTGCGAAAGGCCGAATCCCAGCTTTCCACATCTTTCTCATACGACTTCATGCCCACCCTCATTAGATCATCGAAATCCCCGGGAACTCTTTCAGAGAAATCCCTAGGATATTTGGGTGAAGATCCCACCTTTTGCAGCATGTCCAGAAGTTCCTGGCGGTTTTCATCAATCTCTGGCTCTTTGAGAGTGCCATGAATCCGTTCGAACTCAGCGATCACCTGGAGGCCCACATCAAATGCATGGATCAAAATGGAGGATTCCCTCTGAGCCAAGGGCCCAGCCGCGGAATGAGCTTGCCTTAACCCCACAATCACCACATTCACTTTGGTGACTAGCTCATTGTCTATGAGCTCCCTATACTTGGCTAGCTTGTTGATGACCCTGGTCCTTATAGCACTTGTGGCCACAGACCGGACCGTCCCAACCTCTATCACTTCCGCCCCACCTCCCTCTCCAAAAAACACGATGTCAGGGGTCAAACCGCCCACTTCCGTCGGCCCCGACTGACCACTGATGCAAGATTGGACCAAGTTGTGCGGCAGGCGCAATAGTCCTCTGAGATCTAATTCAATGGGTTCCCCGGATTTGCCACCAAATACAGTGGAAATTGAGGGTGCATTTGAGTCGATGGTTAGGAAAACCCTTTTGCTGTCATGAGGGATTTCCCAGTGAACTCTGGGGAGTGGATCGATGGCTGGTAAGATAGTCAAAGGGAAGTCAAACTCAGAGTAAGTTTCGCCGGAGAGCTCTGATATATTTTGCATGCCCCCTTTCAACCTCAACACCATGTGGATCTCATCATGTTTCTTTATGGTATGGAATAGTCCTTCATCAAACGGGATCCCCGCTCTCTTGAAGTGGATGTGATCGAAGCTGATTCCTGTCTCAAAATGAACTTGAAATAGCAGATCTGCATAGTTTATCACCCAGGGACTAATGATCAATCCATCAAGGGTCTTAACAAATACCTGAGTGGCATGGGACCATTCCCCATTCCCCACTCCGCTATATACCCTCTCGTGTCCATCAATCAAGCACAGCCCGTCATGGAGGGATGATAGGATTGGATCTAGCGATCCCAGGAAAGACTGAACCCTAGATATTAAAGCCGAAGGCAATCCTATGATCATTACCATCTGGAAAAGGCTCGGTCTGCCAAAGACAATGTGATGGAAATCCCTCACTTCATCATCACTGAGATATATCATCTTCTGATTCTCTTGATCTCTCAGTGAATTGATCAGTTTCATCTTCGGAGTCTTGTGCCAGCGAATCCATCTGATCAAAGAGGTCAAAATCAAAGCCGGTTGGATCTCCGACAGTCCACTTTCGGGACCCGGATTTGGCTCAATCCCTTCTCTGGTCAGATCCCTTTCCCATCCACCCAATTGACCACCTGGCTCCACGTCAATTACTAGCTCCCTCAACTTGATCAACTCATCCAGCACCCTGCCATGAGCTTCAAGATAGCATAGTATTGTTGACGTCACTGTGTAGGACCAAGACCCAAATCTGATCCAGTAGTCACCATCGAGGTGACCGAAGGATCTCAGACGGTGGCTCCTCTTTAGATTCTGATGAGCGAGCTGTAGGACGGTCATGACTGTGAGGAACTCGTGACTGTCAACCTCGTGGCCCCTTTGTTGGCTCCGTATGATCATATACATGCACCTAGGAGTCAAAAGCGTGGCGGGTGGGCTCATTTGGATATGGGTTGAATTATCTGCTTAGTTA